TCAGGTCTGACCTGATACCAGACCTGATTCCAGACCCGATACCAGACCTGATCCCTGACCTGATTATAGACCTGATCCCAGACCTGATTCCTGACCTGATTATAGTCTTGATTCCTGATCTGAATCAAGACCTGATTATAGACTTTAACCATTGCTATATCAATACTTTTCCTCACCATCTTAGATCTTTCTTCATCTGTTCCCTGATCTGCCACATGGCCCGCTTCCAAACATGAATTTGGATTGGACTATAGACTTGATACCAGACCTTAGTATAGATATGCCCACATGCTTGATTCTGAACCTGTTTATCGACGTGCCATCTGGACACTTGCTTAATAACATTTTGTCTCATATCAAAACTCTTCAATAAAAACCGGGGATTTCTCCCCGGCTCTTCAGTGTTAGTCGGCAGCCTTACGCCATCCCTCTGGCGTATATTCTCGCTGTCGCCGAATACGGTAAATGCCGGGATTAACCATAATCGACTCGTGGGTGTGATAGGAACGAAGATGTTCAATCGGAGTAGGTGCTTCCACATTCAAGAACAATTCGTAGATATCCTGACCACTATCAACCTCAAGTTCATATGCCTTGACTCGAGAAGCCTCCATCACATGATTGTGACCCGTTTCAGAGTGAGCAACCACAATCTGGCCTTGCTCAGGAGCCACAGCCTTAATATTGGTAGGCAATTCTGCAATCTTAATGATAACAAAATCACCCTGGGCAGCCATCTTAGTAAAAGTACGCATTTTGTAATCCTTTCAATATTGGTTTATAGTCTCATTATAACACATTAGGAAAATTTGTCAACAATTATTTTCCTAATCTTTTCCTTGTCGTATTTAATAAATGATGTGTATTTCTTAAACTTAAGAGAGAATGTTTCCCATATTGGATTGTCCTTGAGCATCTTATTCCAATATTTCATACATCCTGTTAAATCAGAAAGAACACATATAGTTTCTAAGGAGATTTGTTTACCCAAATACAAATTAAAAATATATGGTGGTTGATTATCAATTACAGCAAAATTCGAATTAAAATCATCATTAAATTTTGATAAGTCATTTGTTATAAGATATGTAAGTGATTGAGTTTTTTTGATCCATTCACTATATATGGTTTCAGCTTCCTCGGAGTATACTATATCTTTAACCCATGCAGTATCTTTTTCTACAAAATTTGAAAGCATCAAATCGTGTGGATCTTTATGTTTTGATAACTTTTCAAAGAAAATTTTATCTTTTCTTTTATTAAAACTATCCAATGAAGCAGATGATTTACCAGAATATCTGTGATAATCATAAGTTTTGCTTTGAAAATGATTCTTCAAAGCAAGATAGTCTTTATAGCATTCAAACGGTGTCATATAGGTAGCTGTGCGGTCTTCTTAAGAATATTTAAAGATTCTGCTTCTGCTTGTATCTTTAATTTAATAATAGAATCCTTCTTAATAAGAGCAGCAGCATATTCAACATCGAGTTCATGGTTCTCACACCAATGTACTACAGCATCAATGTAATCCATTTTCTTCTCAAGCCGAATGGATTCTATATCAGATATGAATGTGGTATTATGTTCTAAAACTGGCATCAAATCTCCTATATTGCTTTAAGTAGAATGGTATCTTCATTGATCCGCTTTTGTAGCGCACCAACATTCAATTCCTTCATGAGTTTGTCCAGAACCCTTTTACCACCATTTTGTAATTTTGTCAATAGGTCATCGGCCTTTCTACCGAATCGGAACGTTTTACTTTTGTTCTCATCATATTTCGTGATGGTTACTCCCTTAACGTCCAATCCTCCGCGGTCTAGTGCATAGAATACGGTAGCCGTTTTATATCTGGTATTAAAGAGCCAGAATTCCTGAGCACCAACCAATTTCTCTGGAGCAATAGAAACCAATTTAAATTCCTTGCTTTCCTTAAGATACTTTACATTCTTAAGTTTTTTATCCAAAGAAACTGGTCGGGGCTTTCGTATCTGAACATTCTTCTTTTTAGTATTTGAAGAATATTTTTCTGCATCAGATACAACGGAAGTGTAGAATGTCGACCGTTCCTTATGTTGTTCTTTCGTGTATGAATAACCTTCTGCAAGAGATGCAGGACAACCCTTAGATGCAAGGATTACTGCCTCATCTGCAATAGGTTTATAATATTCTGCGACTCTGAGTGCCAAATTAGGCGGCAATTCATGTTTCTGCAGAGTTTCATACATTGATACAGACCAACCAGATGTGTCGATCATTTTCTCAAACATAGCAATAAAATCAGAAACACGATCAGTAATACGATCCTGAATTGAAGGTTTTTCTTTTACTTCTTCTGATTTAAGTTCTTCTTTATCTTTGAGATGCTTATAACTTTCCTTGATATACCTATCAAGTTGTTCATAACGAACTTCAGGGAGCTTGGCGCCACGTGTAATCATCCTGGCAATCCAACCAGCATTTACAGGGAACCAAGTATCCGAGACGTTTTTCATTTTCTTGGCATCTTCAGTACGATTTACGTTCCGAAGATATGCATCCAGATACTTACGAGCATCATCCCTAGTACACATATAGTGATACCAGTTCTGTGCTCTGCCATAAGCAATATCATCAAGAAAAGAAGTGGATTGGAATAATGGCTCATCGCCCATGTACTTAGAATTGATGAGTTGTGTTTCAGTAAAGGTTAACTTTACTTTTTTCATCTTCTTTGCAGCAAGACTAGGTACTGGACGACGAGCCATGATATATCCTCTATCAGCGTATATTGTATATTATATCAAATAAAAGGAAATGTCAAGGGTTAATTTAGGTTTACAATGCTATCTTTCAAATTTTCTTCATCAACAAGCTCAAGATGACGATTATTTGTATTTAAAATATATCCGATAGCAGTAAGAAGTTGCTCGAATTTCTCCAGATGAACATCGTACGTATCTTCATCTGAAGCAAAATATGTATGAGAATAATTCTCAAGCATATGCTGCTCCTTATCGTCAAGACGTTCAAATGATAGAGTCACTCTGATATTGTTCATTTTAATTCCTTTCTATTAAATTAGGCGGCTTCTGCCATTTCAATGGCAGTTTCAAGGGCATGGGTTTTCAGGTTCCGATTAGAACCATACCATGCCGATTGCAGACGGTTTTCCTGACTCCGACCGGCAAGATGATCGGTGTAATACGTAGTGGCATTAAATAGCTGCCAAAAGGTACCACGAGCATATTCTGCACCAGGCTGAGTATCGACAATTTCAAGAACTGTCTTAGCGGGCTTGGACAATTCCTTCTTGGAATCCGTCTTAGATGTAGCAACCGGGAACACACGCTTGAAGTATTCAACCATGTTCTCGTTTGTGTAACGCTTTTGACCCAAGAATTGAGCCATTTCCTTATACTTGGCAAGCTTGTCGGCGGCAACACCGAGCATTAGCTTGACAGAGTCGCCGTTGAATTCACGACGATGCGAAAACTTGACCATCCGCTCAACCTTGGTATTCAAGGAAAGTGTCAGGGTATTGTTACACACCACACGGATCGGGGTAAACCGAACGTCGGTAGAAAAGCCATATTTGTGGAAATTCGAGAAGTGAAGATACGATTCCACTTCATCACCCTTGAAAAGGGAAAAGCCGTCCTTGACCTTTGCAAGCGCCCAGACAATTTGGCCATCCTTCAGCGACCCTGCCGTGTGCATTTCCATGTCACCTTCGGCAATAAAGTCGTTGAAGAATTCAAATGCTTCCGAATTTTGAACGGGATTCCAGTCATCAGAAACAATGTCAAGAATTGTATTATCAGAGGTGCGTACCAGAGCAGACCGACCGACGGAAACGTCCTTACCGCCGACGTTAGCAAAGGCCGGGATCTTCTCGACCTTCCAATTTAGGTCTGCTGCCTCGAGCATCTGCTCGGGGGTCAGGTCATCGGGGACGCAAGTGCCCAGACCATGCCAAGGTGTAGGTCCAGCATAAGCCATAGAGGCCTTGCCATTCTTAATTTCAAGTTCGTGTGCCATTTTAACCCTTCACTGTAGTTGTTAATTACAAAACAAATATATCATATAAAATAAAATAAGTCAATCGTTTTTTAATTATTTCATCAAACCCCATGTAACTTTTTTAATGTCAAAAAAAATGAACTTATTAACTAGGTCATCATGCATTTTTTGCGCTACTGACTTCTTAAGATTTGTGCGCCGAGCAACACGGCCGTCATTAAGTACAATTTCAACGTAGTACATCATTAAGAACCTCTCAACATCATAGTTGGATCTTAACCTATTTTTAAAAATAAGTCAACCCCTATTTTTTGGCCAGCCATTCGGGCATAGTGATCCGGGCCCGTCGGACGGCGATCGGCCCGAGAGGGCGACCTTTCCGATCCTTACCGCCAGGTACCAGGTACTCGTCGGAGATATACTCCACCGAGCAGAGGCTTTTGGGGCGATATTCACCGCCCAGGATACACCACCCCTTGGCAGTTTCATTGCCTGGGACAAGGAGGGTCTCGAAGGTAACCAATTGTCGCTTCATCATCATATATGCATCTTATACCAATTAAAGAAAAAAGTCAAACTAATCATATCAATACGTTAGTGCTAACCCATTGATTTTATTAAGAAAATATTTTCAACTTTTTTAAAAAAAATATTTCCCAATTATATCAACACGTTATGTGAGAAACGATGCTAGAGGTTTCTAGGCTGTATAAACCCACACTTAGCATGCTTAGTATCGTTAGAATTGGGCACTTCCGGCTAACGTATTGATTCTATTAGTATTCTCTGGCTTCGACCTATAGCCTAACGTATTGATATGATTGGAGAATTTTGAGAAATTCCCAGGAACGTCGACGAGGTCGAGGTGCTAACCTATTGATTCTATTAGAACGAAAAAAGGTTTAAAAAATTTACTTTTTTATTCCCATTCATATCAATACGTTAGTGCTAACCCATTGATTTCCTTGGTTTGACTTTTTTCTTTAATTGGTATAAGATGCATATATGATGATGAAGCGACAAATGTTTGACCTGGTTTTCTTTACCTGCCGCGATGCCCTCCTGGGCGCCGCCCTCTCGGCCGCGGTGTTCTGCGCCGCTTTGCGCTACGGTGGGGCTAACGCCCTGCCCATCTTCTTCGAACTTTTGTTTAAAAACTGACCGGTATGGGGTTGACTTATTTCTCGGAATAAGTTAAGATGCATATATGATGGTTTGAAAGGGTTTCTAATGCCTCGTGGCGTTCCTAAGTCTGGTTTTCGTAATACCAAGAATAACATTGCTCGGATGATGACCGTGCGATCTGACGTTCCGGCCGAACCGCTGGTCGTCGAGTCTGACTCTGATATTGAGGTCAAGCTGCAAGAACGGTTTGACGTCCTTTCAATGATGACGGATGCCGCCATCGCCGGTGACGTTCGTGCCCTGGTTGTGTCTGGTCCGGCTGGTCTAGGCAAGTCATTCACCGTCGAAAAGGCGCTCGAGCTGCATGATCCGTCTGAGGCTAATCATCGGATCGTGAAGGGTTACGTTCGGGCCCCTGGCCTGTTTAAACTGCTGTATCAGCACCGTCAGGCAGGCAAAGTGCTTGTGTTCGATGATGCTGACGCCATTTGGTTCGATGACGTCTCGATTAATCTGCTCAAGGCCGTGTGTGACAGCAACGACAAACGTATCGTATCATACATCACCGAAGGTGCTTTGGTCGACGAAGAGTCTGCCGAACTTCTGCCCAAGAGCTTTCAGTTCGACGGCACGATCATTTTCATCACGAACCACGATTTCGATGCAATGATCGACCGCGGTGACAAAGGTGCGCCTCATATGCAGGCCATGATGTCTCGCGCGCATTATATCGACCTTGCCATGAAAACCACACGCGATTACCTGATCCGTATTCGTCAAGTCGTGCGCGATGGTCTCCTCGAGAATATCGGTCTGGATAAAACTGGTCAGTCTGATGTTCTTGCATACGTCGAGGATAATCACAACAAATTGCGTGAACTTTCTCTCCGTATGGTTCTTAAAATTGGTAAGATCCGTAAGACAAATGCGACCAATTGGCGTAAAATTGTCAAGATCACCTGCACGAAGGGGGTTTAATATGAACAAGAATATTTCCGCGATTGTTTCCCATATTATGGGGATTGCTGAGACTACACCAGATGACCGTGAGTCTGTGAAACTTTCCAGACTTGCAAATCGTCTGATGCATCAGGGTGCGCCATTTGAGGCGCCTCTTACAACTTCAGAAATTGCAGATGTTATGTTTTATCTAAAAGGTTCTTCTGCTCCGTGCTAGAAAGGTTTGGTAGATACAATGATGGCATTCACTATTACTACTTTCTTAAAGGATAATTGCTTTGACTTTGCTTTTGTGAGGTGTCATGTTTGTTTCCAAGTATGGGGAAAAGTCAACGAAGGTGTTTTTGATCATAGAACAAGTCATATTTCAATTTGAAATATTTGATCAAGTTAGGGATGATCTGAGATGGTGAAGAATAAGATTGGTAAAATCAGGTATCAGGTCTGGGATCAGGTCTATATTCAGGTCGGCGATCAGGTCTGGAGTCGGGCGGGGTATGGCGGGAGTCGGGTCAGATATCAGGTCAGTGATCAGGTCTGGAATCAGGTCAGTGATCAGGTCTGGGATCAAATATTTGATCAGGTCGAGGATGATCTAAAATGGTGAAGAAAACCATTGACAATATCAGCAACTAATGGTATTATATCTTTATTGAAACACACTGTGAAAGGAACTTAAAATATGATTACGGAACTTACCAAGGAACAGCAGGATCAGATGCCGATCTACCGTGACAAGTGGATTGACATTGGTCTCTCTACTGAGACGATTGATCGTGATGCTGCTGTTGCAGCATTGAATATGGCTTATCAGGCTGCAGATCTTGCTCCTCCCAAGACGGTTTTGTTTGCGTCTGGTCCCAAGGATATGGTTCGGGTATTTCGTGAGACTTTTCCCAACGCTACTTGGGACGAATTCAATTCCAATATCATCTTCGGTGGTCACGAAGCTGACTGGGCTTCTTATATTGACTACTTCCAGGAAGTTGTTGGTCTTGACCTTAACAAGGCCAATGGATTGATTGAACTTGCCAAGAGTTCGGGTTGGGTCTGGGTTTCACAGGATCTTGCCATTATTATGGATCGTCCTTCTCATATTCGTATGGATGAGAACAATGTTCTTCATGCAGAGGATCGTCCAAGTGTTCTCTATCGTGATGGCTTTGCCGTTTATAGTTGGCATGGTCTTCGTGTTCCTCGTGAATGGATTATGGAAAAGGAAAAGCTCACTGCTCAGAAGGCCTTGAGTCAAGATAATATCGAGATGCGGCGTGCAGCATGTGAAATTGTTGGATGGAGCAAAATTCTTGAGGATCTAAACTATTCTGTTGTTGAAAAGGACGAGGACGAACAGATCGGCACTCTCGTTGAGGTTGATTTGCCTGATGCCGGTAAGGAAAAGTTTTTGATGGTCAAGTGCGGGACTGGTCGTGATTTTGCAATCCCAGTACCTCCTGATATGAAGACTGCTTTAGAAGCCAATGCCTGGACTTTTGGTCTCAATCCGGAAGATCTTCGTGAGCTCGAAGTTCGTACCTGAGACTGTAAAGGATCACATCTTTAAATCATGGGACTGTGGCCTCCTCATAAGTGATAGTGCCTATGAGGAGGTTACTTCATTGAGAAATGATGTGATGATCAAAGTCTATTGGAATTTTAGTGGTGATCTTTTATGGGCAATGATGGATCAGTTGGAATTGTAAAGAGTGATATTAACAAAGCCAAATGGCAAGTCCGGGATAAGCACTGGATTTATACGAATGAACTGATCATAAATCAGGTTTGGGATCAGGTCAGAAATCAGGTTTGGGATCAGGTCAGAAATCAGGCCTATAATCAGGTCTGGTATCAGATCTTGGATCGGGGCTGGGATCAAATTGGAGATGATCTAAGATGGTGAAGAATAGTATTGATAGCGTCAGGTATCAGGTCTGGGGTCCGGTCAGGTATCAGGTCTTGCATCAGGTCAGGGATCGGGTCTGGGGTCCGGTCAGGTATCAGGTCAGGGATCGCGTCTTGAATCAGGTCTTGCATCAGGTCAGGTATCAGGTCAGGGATCGCGTCTTGAATCAGGTTGAGGTTCAGATTAAAGATAATCTAAGATGGTGAAAGATAAGATTGATCGCACAATACTTCAAATTAATAATACATTTCATGATGAGTTCTCTGATTCCGTTATGAATAAAATTTGGTGGGATGTTACTGGACAAGACGTATATCAAAATTCGAAATATCTTTTATGGGAGCAAATTAGAATTGATCTAAAATGGTAGAAAAAAACTATACTCGTCAAATTTGGAATCCTATTTGGAGTCAAGTTATAGAAGATTTGAGATGGTAATTTTTTGTTGACAATACCATTTAAATGGTGTATAAATATAAATGTTGCTGTTGATTGCAATCAAATAGACTTGCTGAGACGGGAGTGCGACTCTCCCCACCTCCACCATAAGCACACGGTATGTCAGAACACTGGATGCAAGTCGTGTGTTTATGATGGGGGTGACTAGGTTCGATCAGCTGTGGTAAGGGTTGAGGTAGGCAATGAGTAAGACACGACTCACAATCAGTTCAAAAACTATAAATGCCAACGATAATGTTGCATTTGAGGGAACTGCCCTAGCGGCATAACCTCATTGGGTATGGGTTCCACCTAGAAACAGAACGGGCCCAATATACTAACATACTAAAATATACTAATATATACGAGGTTACATATGAATTCTTTTTCTGCACTAAAATCTTCTTCTAAGAGTTCCTTGGAGAAGTTGACACAAGAACTTTCAAAGCTAAATTCTGGTACTGAATCATCTAAGGATACTCGCTTCTGGTATCCCAATGTTGATAAGGCAGGTAATGGATTTGCTATGATCCGATTCCTACCTCCTTCTGCTAATGAAGATGTTCCATTCATTCGTATGTTTGAACATGCTTTCAAAGGCCCAACTGGACTTTGGTATTTTGAAAATTCTCTAACTACTATCGGCAAGAATGATCCTGTCGGTGAATTGAATTCCGTTCTTTGGAATCAATCATCTGATGAAAATTCACCTGGTCGTAAGCAGGCACGAGAACAAAAGCGTAAGCTAAGTTATATCTCAAACATTTATGTTATCCAAGACTCTGCCAATCCAGAGAATAACGGAAAGGTTTTTCTCTTTAAGTATGGCAAGAAAATCTTTGATAAGCTAAATGAGGTCATGAATCCTCAGTTTGAAGATGAAAAGCCAATGAATCCTTTTGACTTCTGGGCTGGTGCTACATTCAAGCTCAAGATTCGGAATGTTGAAGGGTATCGCAATTATGATAAGTCAGAATTTGCAACACCTGGCCCTCTATTTGATGATGACGATGCTATGGAGAAGGTTTGGAATCAGCAACATTCTCTGCAAGCATTCCTTGACCCTAGCAACTTCAAGAGTTATGAAGAACTCAAGAAGAAGCTTGATAAGGTTTTGGGACTTGATGATGCATCTAAGCTTACAAAGGCTCGGACAAAGACACCTGAGCCTGAGGATGATGAACTACCATGGACACCACCTAAGGTTGAACGTGCGGCAGTTCAGTCTTCTACGTCAGATGATGAAGATGATGACTTAGAATTCTTCAAACGTCTTTCAAAGGACTAATAAAGAAAGCCCTGGGGAAACTCAGGGCTTTTCTTTTATCCTATAAATCAAATATGTTTTTATATCGTTCGGCTGAATCTGCTGGTTCAAGATTCCCGGGATCATCTTTACTCAAAGGAAATTGGACAGAGCCTAAGCCAGGCATAGGTTCGGCCGATGGCATTGCAATAGGATTAACAGAAACATTAGGTGTGGCATTAGACCTTGCAGACATTTCACTTTGCGTTGATGCAACTATGGCTTGTGCACCAGTAGATGGTTCTGAAGTTTGTGGTGTAGCAGGTTTTGGTTGAAGTTCCTCAAGAGGAACTCCATTTTGTTCAAAACTAATATTATCTGCCGAAAATTTAATTTCACTTGCTTTCACACCTACTTTTTTATCCTCAACATTCACATCAATATTATTACCTTGACTTTGTAATAATGAAGAAGATGCTGAAGGTGATTCTTTTGATAAAGGCATTGCGGAAGGTGGAATATCACCTGGCTCGGGTAAAGCAGGTTGTGGCATAGAAGATTGTGCTTCCGAAAATTGTTTCATATTTTTCAGATGAGCACGTTGTGGATCATCGTATAAATCATCAGGCACTTCTTGGCCATTAATAGATACTGGTATATTACCAATCATTTTATATTGTAAATTATCTGTGTCTTCTATACCCATACGTTTTGCAAAATTTTGAGCCGAACTTTGTCTAATATTCAATGCTAAATGATTTTCTAGAGAATCAAGCATAGATGGAGTCTGTTGATAAAAAGATGAACCATAATTGTGTTGTTTTGCATAACCATAAGCAACTTCTTTGGCTTCATCGTCATCACTAAGTTTCATATGTGAAAGAGTTCTTTTGACTAATGCATCAATTCTTTTATTTTTTTCTGCATCGGAATCTAATCTCCAAGCATCCATCCACTTTTTCATAATATCTTCAGATGGAGCATAAGATTGTATTAATGCTTTTGCCTGTTCTTCAGATAAACTTGATACGTCAGGGGAAGAAGGAGATGGAAGATCACCAAATGCTTCTTGTGTTGTTCTCTCACCTTTTGCAGTTTGCTCAAGATTTCTGAATGATTGTTGTGTTTCTGCAATACCTTCAGGTGTATTTCTTGCTTTATAAAGACCAAGACCAGTTAATGCAGCAACAGAAGCACCTGCAGCAATAGTACCACCTGCTGCACTTGTTGCAAATTCCGCAACGGTACCACCTGCTTCTGCTAATGCTGAACCAGCACTACTAAGAAATGGAACAGCTTTTGAAAATATATTTGCACCAGTTGCTAGTGCAGAAGAACCAATTCTTTTTGCAAATCCACCAACACCACTTGCAGCGCCGGAAATTAAATTTTTACCTTTACTTAAAAGTGAAGAAGTACCTGATTCAGCAAGTAAATTTTCAACCATATCACCTATATTACCTAAAGATCCATGACTTCCTTTTTTGATTACTTCTAAAAGTTTTTCAAGAAGAGATGTTGTGGTAGTTTGTTCATCTGTAAGTTCTGTAAGAAGTTTATTTGTATTTGATATTTGAATTGCCACAGATCCAATTTCAGAGGCATTTTTTCTCTCAGCAGTATCAAATCTTTTTTCTGTTGCTTTATTTTGTGATTCAAATGCATTAATAAGTTTTGACAACTGAGGAAACATGAAGTCAAATACTTTACCGCCAAATGATGTATCACCAGAAGAAGCAGAAGAACCACCATTTTTTAATGTATTCTTTAAACCTTGTTTTGCTAAAACTTCAGGTGATATTTTTGATTCTTCACCTGTATTTCTATCAACAACAACTATATCATCTCGAGAACCAATATCTGACTTTGTTTTTCTTTCTTTTTTCTTCTTTTCAATACCCATTTCAACAACAGATTCAACTGTTGGTTCAGTTGGTTCTGGGATTTCAGGTTTTAAATTCTGTTCTTCAGCCAGTCTTTTTAAAAGAGCTTGAAAATTCTCTAATTCCTCAGGTGTAACACCACCAGAACTTGAAGAAGTAACTTTAAATGAAGAATTTTTCTTTGCCATATTATGCTGCCAATGCTTGCCCTAGTCGTTGTTTTATTGATATATCTGTTGTGTTTGTTGCTTGTGCTGAAGAAGGAGTAGTGCCAGAACCTTGTTGAACTGGAACAGGAACATTTGCGGCTATATTTTTAGGTGCTGTAGTTGCTGCTTGATCTGCTGTAGAAGCTTGTGCTAATTGTTGACCGGAACGCTTAGCATAATCTTGCATCCAATGTGCTTGATATTGTTGTGGAGTAAGACCACGATTTGCTGCTAATGCCGCTTCAGATATTTTCCCTTGAGCATTACCAGTATACCAAACAAGAGGTACTTTTGACACATCATTGTTATTTGCTTTTAAAATATCAGAAATAAAATTACCAGCAATTTGATCTTGAATGCCTGGTGGAGCATCTGCTGCACTTTTATATTCTGTTCCGACACCAAATTTCTTTGTTAAACTCTGCCATGTAGAATCAATAAACTGATATGCACCAGAAGCCGATGAACCTTTAGCATGTATCTTATAATTGCCACCGGATTCTCGACCTTTGATAGTATCAAGAATTGCTTGAACACCAGATGAAGCAGTAAAGCCAATAAAATCACCTACGGCCGAGGCAGCAGATGATACAGCAGTTCCGACGGCTGATGCCGCAGATGATAGACCAGAACCAACGGCTTCAGCACCCGAAACAAGTGACTTACCAAGTCTAGAAAAGAAACTGTCGGAACTACCATCGGAACTATCAATTACAATCTTTTTTGCATCAAGATTCAAAGCTTCCACTTTTGAATCACCTTCATTTTTATTGACAATTTCATTCACGGCTTTGGGTAAGGTGATAGGTATACCTTCAGGCGTAAATAATAATTCTGGAACATCTTTATCTTTACCTACTGCTGTGGTAGAAGTTTTTGCAGCAATTTGATCTATAATTGAATCAACAAGATCATCAACACTTTTACCTAAAAATTCCGAAGCAACATATCCACCTGCAAAGCCACCAATAAGACCGACCGCAGCACCTACTAAATTCCCAAATCCAGGAACAACAGAACCTGCCATAGCGCCAATGTATGTTCCTATAACACCACCAACCCAAGCCAAACCAAATTGATCCACTAAATGTGCTATAACTTTTGTAACATTTACCTTATAATTTGGATCATTTGAATCTAATTCCATTATTTCAACAAAACCATCATATATTGTCTTTGCAATTAGAGCAGGCATTAACACCTTACCTGCAACAGTCTCAACAGCGCCAGCAAGTGCACTGTCAACTGCACCGACGGCTTTACCAGCTATTTTTAAACTTTTTCTTCCAATTTCAGCGCCTTCACTTGCAACAGAAGAAATACCAGATTTGGCTGATTCCGCAACATTACCTAGTGTTCTTGTTGTTCGTTGCCAAAAACTTTCAGGTGGTGCTTCTACAGGTCTGGGTGCTTCTACTTTTGTTGAAGGAGCAGGAGTCTCTACAGGTGCTGGTTCTGGTGCTGGTGTTGTTTCTGCTCTTGAACGTGCAATCTTTTCAAGACGAGCATCTCTTGCAGAACCTTTTAATTCATTACCATTTTTATCAAATAAATTTATTTTACCTTCGCGTTCAAGTTTCTCAATTCGAGCATCTCTTGCAGAACCTTTTAATTCATTACCATTTTTATCTAGAAGATCCTCGGGTGAAATTACTCGTTCTTCTTTTAAATCTATCTTTTTGGATGGCTTGTTCGGATTCTTTTCAACAGGTTTTTTAAGATTTTCTTCAGGTGTTTCTTGCTCAGCTGTTTTCTGAGCATTTCTTCTTGCTTCTTCTTCTGCAACTCTTTTCCCTTCCTCAGCTTTTCTTCTGGCTTCTTCTTCCTCAGTTGCTTTTGCTTTTGATTGTTTAACTCTTCTTAAAGCATCAATCAGTCCAGCATTTGAAGAAGCAGAACCAGAATCATATTCCGAAATAATATGATTGAGAATTTCATTCTGTTTGACTATATTTGAATGTGCAAGTTCCAACAAGGAATTGCTATTCTCAATCAATGAAGCTACACGTTCAACAGAACCCGTAAATGTTCTTTCAATATTATATTCTTCTCGTTCCTCACCTTGCTCCTCAGTATCAAGGGTATCCAAATTTTTAGAAATTAAAGCATTAAGATTTGGAAACAATGCACTAAAAGTAGCACCGCCAATTTGCTTCAAAGCAGATTTTGCAAATCCAGGAGTATTATTTTGTTTTGGGAGAGAAGTCTCCTCATTAGCCACCAGATAAATTCCTTCTTTGTTCTTCAAGATCTTTTAAATATTTCAGAAGCATATCAACAAAGAAATCACGTTCAAATGGCATCATATCCTCAATTTCACTCAATGAATACTTATGGTGTTGTATGAGTGAAAAATTAGTAAGGTAAAAGTTTTCAAGTGTATTATGGCTTAACCCAACGTAAAAAAATCTGATAACGTAGTCAGCTCAATCACTCTGTCCTTTCCATTTGCATTTTTGTATTCAAGCTTGTGATATAGTTTTGGAGTCGATTCCATAAATTTTATAATTTCTTGATATGTCAATACACCTAGACTATCCAAGAATTCTTCGATTTCTTCTGGTGTATAATTTTTTGGATCGTAAATTTCATCACCATCGTAAATCTTATCAATACATCGGACAATCAATTCATAGAATGAATTATCACCACTCTTTAGAAAGTCCTTATCATCAAAAAGTGATGCTGCAGGATATTTCATAAGAATACCAACATCCTTATTTACTTTAATATTCTTATTTGCATTTTCTGGAAATTTAACTTCTACAGAATTCAAATCAACTTCAAAATTATATACTTGATTGTCTTCGTTATCCTTATAGGCAAGCTTTGCAATATTTGAGACCGAAAATGCTCTGATACGTAAAAATAGATATTCAAGATCAAAGATGGGAAGAATATCAACATCAAATTTATCTGAAATAGCACAATTATTTACTACTTGCTTGATTGCCTTGAAATAATCAGCTGGATCAGAACTTGTTTTTGCCATAAGAAGTAATTTTTCTTCTTTCACAAGAAAAGGTCGAAATGTTTCCATCTTTTTAGTCGATGGAATACAAATATCATTCATAGGATATTTCAGTTTAGGTAACATACTAAAGCCTCTCTTTTATTGTATAAGTTGCCATCTCTTAAATGAAAATTCTACTGATACTCTGTAAAGTTTATCAGTATCACTCCAATCAACCGTTGTATCATCTATAGCTGTTGGAAATGCCTCAATAACTTTTATATTCTTGGAAATATTTCCAAGATTATCACAAACTGTAATGGATATATCTTGCACAATATCATTTCTATATGCCACAGAATATTGTGGTTGACTTTCAACACCAGTAAAAATACCGGTATAATCAAACGCAGAGGTAGTCCAAAGATAAAAAAGTTTGAAAATATCACTTGCTTTATTTTCTAGAAAAGTAATATGCATTTTGCTAAATCTAGCATTTGTTGTAAATTGTTTATTGATACCTACACCATACGTGCGATTGTCAATAGTGTCCAATGTAATACCAGGAATTCTAACTTGCTCTGCTCTAAATTGAAGTAGTCTATCCAATGGGTATTGAAATTTAAATCTAGTTTGTTTCTGAAATAATGCAGGGAGCATGAAATTGCAAAAATATCTATTAGTCTGAATTGTGCCAGTTTGATTTAAATGCTCCGTAAAATTGGATATATTAAACCCTTGATCTGCGCTAATGGTTTGATCCGTGCTTATGGGTGTAAGTGCCATATTATCCTACCATTTCCTGTGATTCTTTCCAGACAGTTGTATTTGATGCTTTCTTGAAACGAGCAGAAGGAAGCATAAGTGCTGCATCCCACATTCTAGGTTGAATATTCAAGAAATTACTTCTTACATGATCATGTAGATACATTTTAAAACATGGTTTAAAATATTTAAATTTTGAAGCATTATTTAAAATCTCATATGATAGTTTCAATTTTGTATCGGCATTAAATTTTGTATCTTGTGAAATGGTGTAAAGTCTATCCATTAGTTTTGCTCTAAGAATTGGTGGAAGATAATGGAGATTGATACCTTGAAAGCCACCATGGGTAAAACCTACCAAGAAAATAAGCGGGAATGTATCATAATACGGAAGTGTATCTTTATGCTTGGGATCATAAAAATACATATACATTTTTCCAATATCGTTCATTGTTATCTTTGAATATAGATTTTCCTTATCATTCATCATCCGATTCTTGTTTACACTCGAAACGGTTGCTGCTGCATTTCTAAACCATGATCTTGTATCACGTTGACGAACATCGTCGGTGATACCTTCTGCACGGCCTTTCCGTGCTAATTGTGTGAAGATATAAGATTCGTTGGCCAAAAGTTAAATCCAATAAAGTTGTGAACTATTTATTGTTAAATCCCAAGTTCTTTCTCTGTAAAGATCACAAATTCATATCCGCGGTCTTTTGCGTATTCCGTTGCTGCTTTCCATTTTGCTTGATTTATACCCCACGTCATTACTTCTCTCAAATATTTCTTTGATTTCTTTTTTTCTTCTGTAATGACTGGTGGTATAGTCTGATGTTTAGGTTTTACTTCTATAAGAAGAATTTTGTTTTGATTAGTTTTGACAATAAAATCTATGAAATAACGATGTATCTTACCATCGACTGGTGATCTATATCTGACAATGGTTTCTTCAGATCCCCACCATAATATATTTGGATCTTTGTCAAGTCTCATCATAAGTTTACATTCCCACAAACTCCTATAAATTATATTTGTGGGGTTACCTTTATATTTAGAAGGATTAATTGGTTTAAATTTTCCGGAATATGCCATAGTTTTATATAAATATCAAAAACACTATTTATAGAGAAGTGTATATGGCTTCAGTTTTCCAATATTTATCCGCAGCAGGTTCCGATTTAGCTCGAATTGGTCGTGGTGTTTTCGCGGCAGGTGGTGCAGTCTCTGCACTTTCTGCATTTGCGGCCGCAGCAAAACTTGCTGGACAAGGTTCTGGATTTCCTGGTGCTTCTCTTATATTTCCAGGTGATGTTTTAGATAACTATACAATGACCATAAGATTCATGCAATATCAGAAAAGATCCATTGGTTCAAATGCTTCTCTGACATCTACCGGGCCAAATATAATTTTACCCATACCCAAAAATCTGATGGATACTATCCATTTAAATTATAGCACAGAAAATTTAGGTTCAGCAGTTGGTGCAGCAGTTCAAAGTTTGTCACAATCTGGAATATCTTCTTCTTCTTTTTCTTCTTTTGAAAAAGGTATAGGCGCTTTAGAAGCAGGGGCTGGAGCAGTTGCGGCCGGTGCTGCTGGATCAGCCATTAGTAAATTGCAAAGTGCTAATACACAAATAGCAGGTGCTGTTAGCGCTGTTTCTGGTCTTGCAATCAATCCATTCCAAACAGTATTATTTCAAAATGTAAATTTCAAGAATCATTCTTTTGAATGGCTTCTTACACCTTCAAATAAAGCAGAATCAGAAACTTTACAGAAAATTATTACTGTATTAAAACAAAATTCACTTCCCGGTGTTCCAAATTCAAGTGATGGTTTGTTTTTTACCTATCCAAATATTGTTCAAATTCAACTTAGTTCTCCTGTATCACAATATACATATTCTTTTAAACCGGCAGTAATAGAAAGTTTATCATTCAATTATGCTGCCGGTGGCACACCATCGTTCTTTAGTGAGACCAATGCACCTACAGCAGTAAGTCTGAATATGCAATGCAAAGAAATTGAACTTTGGACACAATTGGATTATGGAGGATCTACATCACATGCATCTATATTGTCTGAACTTGTGAATAACATTACACCAAACAATTCAAGTCCAGTCCCTGGTCCAGTCCCTGGTCCAGTTCCTGGTCAAGTTTCCGGTCAATAATCATGTCAGAAAAATATTTTTCTAAATTTCCCATCATCATTTATGCAGGGCAGAATGTTATTAACATTACTGAACGTGCTGCAGTACTTCAGAGTGTATATAATAATCCCAACTTGTATTATCAATATGATGTTAAGAATAGTGAAAGACCAGACAACATTTCTGATAGATATTACGAAGATGAATATGCTTCGTGGGTATTATATCTCTGTAATAATATAGTAGATCCGTATTATCAATGGTATATGGATCAGGACACTTTCAATGCTTATATTTCCAAGAAATATGGATCAGTCCAATTAGCACAAAGTAAGATCAAATACTACAGAAACAACTGGTATATCAATCAGAATCCAATTTCCGTTGCAGTTTATAACAATCTTTCACCATCTCTCCAAACATACTATCAACCATTGTATGTCGACCAATATAAGTCATTAACACCACAATCTTATATCAGAGCGCAATCAGATCAGATTGTTACAACAAATCAAATTGTTTCTTATAACGTATTGAATGGTTCTACTTTTATTCAAGATGAACCTGTAAATGTGGTATTTGATTCTAATAACAGTGGTCATGGTCAGGTTTGTTTTGCAAACTCATCTGTTTTAAATATTCAACATACATCTGGTATTGTAACCACTGGAACAATCGGCAGTCTAAGTTATATCTATGGCAAACAAAGTTTCACAAATACTGCATTTACTTCTGCCTCATCTTTGGTCACTACTATACCTTCTGATGAAGTTGTGTATTGGACTCCTGTATATTACTATGATTATGAAACTGAACTAAATGAAGCAAATAAATCAATACAAGTTCTCAATTCAACTTATTTGAATTCCATTTCGGACCAATTATCAGCACTTCTTTCGAGTTAGCATGGCAAATTATACACCTGGTGATCTTCAAGTATCAAAACTAATTGTGATGTCTGAAAGAGGCATCCTGGATCTTACAACATCATTTGTTGCAATGTCAATATATGAAAGTATTTTTACTCCAGGTATGGTTGCAGATATTGTAGTTCTAGATACTCAGGATCAACTTGGAACCTTGAAAATCCAAGGTGATGAAATGGTTACCTTTACATGTGCAATACCAGGTGGAACTAAATCATCCTTTGTTTTTGCTCTATATACACTTACGGATGTAAAAGCCGCTGGTGCTCAAAAGTCAAAGATGTATACTATTCAATGTGTTTCACAAGAAGCAATGTTTGCCAAAACACATTATATTCAAAAGAGTTATACAGATACATGTGCAAATATCGTGAAAGATATTCATACTAATTCCATCTTTTTAAACAGTCAAAAACCACTCACGGTCGAGGATACTCTTGGGCCACAGACCATCACAGTTCCTCATAAGTCTCCATATCAAGCAATCAATCTTGTCAAGAAAAGAGCAGTATCTGCTAATACTCAATCATCTTCATACGTATATTTTGAATCCAGAAATAATGGAAAACAGCAATTCAATTTTGTTACCGTTGAATCATTATTCAAAGGCAATGCTGTAAAGAAATTCCAACAATCAGATGCTATCAATACAAATATTCTTGCTCAACAAGATAACAATATTTTAGCATATACTGTTCCAAAACAATTATCATCTATTGATCTAATTGATCTTGCAGGTCCAAGAAGAACTACTGTGTTTAATTTCACAACACAGCAATTCACATCAAATGTTGCACAAACATCGACAACAAAATTTAATACGGCAGGCATTTCATCTGCCAAAAGTATATCTACTTCATTCATGAATACTTATTTTGATACACAAAATCCTCGATTTACACTATCACCTATGAGTTATTCTCAGGTTCCAGATTCAAATATTCCTGGTTCTCTTGCTGATAAACAAGCATATATTGCACTTCTTCTTCAAAATGCTATTAAAATTAGAGTTCCAGGTGATATTGTTCTTACTGCTGGTTCAATGATAAATTGTTTAATACCAAATAAACAAGGTCTTACTGGGTCTGTGAAAATGGATCCGTTACTTTCAGGTAATTTTTTGATTACAAGAATTCATCATCGTATCGGTCAGGTAATTGAAAAACCTAGATATACATGCATTATAGAAGGAATTAAGGGGACTTATAATTCATGATGTATAATATGGGAGAAACACCATTTGCTTGGTTTATTGCAACAGTTGTAAATGTTCAGGATCCCCATCAATCTGGTCGTGTTCAAATTCGTGTATACGGAAGACATGACGATACAACAAACATTCCTGATTCAGCATTACCTTGGGCACTTCCTCAACAATCCGTAACATCTGCTGCCGTAGGAAGAATGGGCACTGCTCCTGTTGGACTTATGAAAGGTTCTCAGGTCATTGGTTTCTGGCTTGATGCAGATTTTCAATATCCAATTATTACAGGTTCGATTGGAAAATCTGGTGATCTTGTTCAAGGTGAAACATCTGGCGGCGCACCAACAATCGACACAACAGTAGGAAGTATTCCTCCCGGAGCACAAGGTCAAGCAGTCAATTATAGATCACAATTAAATTCATCTGCTGCTTCTGTTGCATCTTTGGATTCCACTGGTGTTCCTCCGTCAATTTCAAATACTCTTGGTTCTATTATTACCAAAGCAGTTGAAAAGGATATGAAGAATGCCAAAACACCAACTGTAGCATATGCAAATAAAAACAATACTTCTGACATTCTAACTATACTTAAAACTGTTGATCCAAATAATTTGAATGCTTCTATTTCATGCCTTGGTTCGGCAATGTTTAATATTACAAATATTCTTAATTCTGCACTTGCAATGATTAAGAAAATTGCAGGTCAATTTGAAAGTATTGTAATTCGTTCTATACAGAATGCTATTTTAAGTCTTGCTCAAAAATATGGTGTCTTTAAAGTTCTTGGTCTAATCAATGCCGCGGCAGCAGGAATAGCAGAAGTCGGTCAAGCACTTAATGCTTTGGCAAATATAAAAATATGCGGTGTGAATTTAATCAACCAGCAGGCAATAGATCAGACAAATCTTGCTATTGCAAAAGTATTAGATGGTTTGAATTCACTTACAAGTTTTGCCGTTGGTGCTGTAAATACCGTAACAAATGCTGTTTCATCCGTAGTGTCAAGTGCTTTTGATACTATAGTCAATGAACCTCTTGCAAGTGTTCAAACAGCAACATCTGCTATACCACCAGCAGTAATTGATTCCTCTAATGTTCCATCATCTTATGTTCAACAATTTTCAACTAATGATCCTTATCCAGGCTTCATTGTGTGGAATGATCCTACTGGTGTTAATCCTCCAGTATATACAGAAAGAAATGGTGAACCAAATTATACATCTGCTGATCAAGCATCTTTCTTTTCAACACAAAATCATTTTACAAATCAAATTGAAACATCAATAATTTCAGGAAATCTTTCATCATCATTTCTTACTAATATATTTTCATCATCTATTTCACATGCCGCAGGATCTATTATCTCAAATAATCTAGGTAAAGGTTTTGCTATTGTAGGTGCTGCTGTTCTTGCATCTCAGTTTCTTCCTAAAATTAGTGATAATATCAATTCAAATTTTCTTCCTAAGCTTAAGCAAAGTGTAGTATTAAATACTGGAAATATTTCCTCTGCTGTTGATGGATTTGCAAGTAAACAACTAATGCTTTCTAGACAAATGCAAAATATGAGAATAGGTGTAGGTGTAAGTTAATGACAGATTTATCAGATAATTTCAATGCAAAACATCCGGATTCCATTTTTGCAACGACATATCCCTACAATCAAGCAACAATTACCAGAAGCGGTCATGAATTCCATATCAATGATGCAGATAACAATCAATCGTTAAAAGTTGCACATACGGCAGGAACATATGTTGAAATCGACAAATTTGGTAACTGGACCAAGACTGTTGTAGGAAAAGCATACGACTATTATAAGGATGGAATTTCCGAAACAGTTGATGGTCATAAAGATGTGAAGGTTGCTGGTGTTCTAAACACAAACGTCGATGGTTCAATGAATGAACAGGTAAACGGAAATAAGTATGTAGGTATCTCAGGGAATCTTCAGACTGGTATCGGCGGTCACAACTATGTTCATACAGAACTAGATATGCATGAAACGATTGGTGGTGATTACTCTACTAGTACTGAAGGCTCTAAATATGAGAATATAATACAGAATTCTGTTACTAATATCAATGGCGTAAAGGCTGATATTCTTAAATCTGATTGGTTTGTTACTTCATCTGGTTCTGTTGAATTGAATATGACAGGTTCTTTTCATATCAAATGTAAAAATTTTGTTATTGATGCAGAATCTATTACATTCAATACACCAAATGGTCCATTTACTATCAATTCAAATTCCATTGCACTTAATACTCCAAATGGTCCTTTTACTCTTGTGTGTTCAACTGGAAATACTACTTCTTCCGGTGTATACAGTATTACAGGTTCACCTTTCAATCATAATTAAACCACTCATATTCGGATAAAGAAAATGTCAGGTTCAAGATCAGATTATGCAACACAATTAAAGAAAACTCCTGTAGTTTATTCAGATTTTCTTGATGATTTCACACCTCATCCTGCAACGGGTGATATTGGTAGAATAACAAATAGTCAATCAATTAAACAGTCTATTCAAAATCTTATTTTTACTAATTACGGTGAAAGACTATTTCAACCTACTATTGGTTCGAACGTGAATAGAATTCTTTTTGAACCAAATGATATTATAGCTCAACAGGATCTCCAATTTCATATCACAAATACACTTACACAGAATGAACCAAGAATTATTCTTCTTGGTGTTACTGTTACGCCAGATGTTCAAAATGACTATGTATATGTAAATATTGTTTTTTCAATAATAAATAGTGTGGAAGTTCAATCTGTTTCAGTATATCTTCAGAGAGTTCGATAACAAATCATGGCATCAAATACATCAATCACTTTAGCTACACTTGATTTCGACACTCTCAAGTCGAACTTAGTTTCATTTTTACAGAGTCAACCACAGTTTGCAGATTATAATTTCTCCGGTTCAAATCTATCTGTGCTGTTGGATGTTCTTTCATATAATACATATCTAAATGCATTCTATTTAAATATGGCAATTTCTGAATCATTCCTTGATTCTGCACAATTATTAAGTTCGGTCATTTCAAAAGCAAAAGAACTCAATTACGTTCCAAGATCATATCGTTCATCACAGGCTTTTTTGACTTGTGTATTTCCTCAGAGCAATCTTTCTGTATTAAAACTTCCTCGGGGAACACGCTTTGCTGGTAAAAATCAGAATGGAACATTTCAGTATGTTACAGAAGAAGCATTAGTGCAATATCCTGCAGGTGGTGTTTTCACATTTGCCAATCTTCAGGTGTTTGAAGGTAAGTATGTTACAGATGCTTATGTTGTGGATTCTACCATTCAGAATCAACAGTTTATCTTAAGCAATCAAAATGTTGATACAAATAGCATCACTGTAAATGTCGTTGCAAATTCAGGTTCAAGCAATGTTCTTTATACACCTGCTTCAAGTCTCTTTGGTGTAAGTAATACATCTCCTGTATATTTCCTTCAAGCCACTGCAAATGGTTATTATCAACTACAATTCGGTGATGGTGTATTTGGTTTAGCACCAACCAATGGTTCTACTATTATTGCAAATTACGTCATCACATCTGGTACTGATGGGAATGAAGCTTCAAACTTTACATTAGTTGATAATATAGGTGTTATCAATGGTTACGGTGGAGCAATCATTCCTACTATTAGTGCAAATAATTCATTTGGTGGTGCTAATTCCGAAACAATCGAGTCAATCCGATTTAATGCCCCAAGAAGTTTTCAGACACAGGAACGTGCAGTCACTGTAAATGATTTTCAACAACTAGTTCTTGCCAATTTCCCTGATGTTCGTGCATGTTATGCATATGGCGGTGAAACAACAAACACTGTAAGTTTTGGAACTGTATTTGTTTCTGCCATTTCAAATGCAGGTTATAATCTATCAAATGGTGAAAAGAATGATATTGAAGCATTCCTTCTTGATAGAGTAACTCTTGGCATTACACCTAAGATGATTGATCCTGAATACATCTATCTAGATTTGAATGTAAATGTAGAATATGATCCTAATCAGACTTCATATACTTCTGTTGATATTCAGAATCTTACATCGAATACTATTGTTGCTTATAATTCTTCTTCCTTAGAAGACTTCAATACAGAGTTTAAATATTCTCAACTTACACAAGCAATCAATAATGAGGATCCATGCATTTCATCATGTGAAATGTCTGTAGTGATGAAACAGTCTGTATCACCATCCTTAAATACTTCTCAGACTCTTTCTGTTTCATTCCAGAATCCACTTAAGCCTGGCTCTATTCTTTCATCACAATTTACCTCAAATGGTCAGATATATTCATTTACTGATTACAATCCTAATAATAATACATTCCAATTTGAACAGTCAACCTCTGGACTTTCAATCATAAATACTTCAAATAAACTCTACCTTCAGAATATTACTGTTGCAAATCAACAATCATATGCAGCTATAGGAACAGTTAATTATGAAAATGGTCAAATCAGCATTGGTAATATTACTATTAATGATTTTATGGGTGGAGCTGGTGTCGTATTTTATGCCTCACCAGTAAATGAAAATATTTTTGTGACAGGGAATACTATCCTAGAGATTGATATTGAAACAGGCCTTACCATTAGCACATCGACTGTATAATAATGCTTGATAATAAATTTATTTCACCATTAATTCCTGCACAATTCCCTAGTTTTTATAGGGATCAGAATAATGGTCAAGCATTATTCATTGCCTTTGTGAAGGCATATTATGAATGGCTTGAACAACCATCAAACATTGGTTATCAATCAAGATCACTTTATGATTTGACAGACATTGACAATACAGAACAAGCATTCATTAGTCACTTTAAGAATACATATTTAACCTCTATCCCAGAAACTATTATATCAAGCCCTCAGTTACTTGTCAAACATATTCTTGATCTATATCGGTCAAAAGGTTCAAGAAGATCGTATGAACTTCTGTTTCGACTTTTATTTGATGAGGATATTGATGTTTATATTCCAAATAATTACTTATTAAAACCATCTGATGGTATTTGGCAAGTTCCAAAATATATTGAAGTCAATAACAATCCATATCTTCCCAAATTAATTGGAAATAGAATATATTCATCTTCTGGGTCTGCATTTGCAACCTGTGAAAACTATTATCAAAAAATTGAAAACAATAAGGTTGTGAACGTCCTGTATCTTTCCTCTCTTGAAGGAAGATTCAAATATGGCGAGCAGATCCTTTGTGAAGCTGTTCCAGAAATAACACTTAAAAATGCACCTGTCATTACAGGTTCACTTACGACCATTTCGATTGTAGAAGGTGGTTATAATTTTAAAGTAGGCGATGAATTAAATGTTTTGGGTTCGGGCTCAGGTGCACGTGCAACTGTTGCTTCGACATATGATTTAAATGGTGAAGTAGTATTCACACTTGTGAATGGTGGTCAGGGTATTAGTTTAAATGCAAATGTTGTTGTTTCAGGTGGATCAGGCGCTGGTGCTACATTTAAGATTGGTGCTATTCAAGATGCTATAACATGGGTTGTGAATATAGACCAAGTCAATAACTTTTCATCGACTGTTCTCTCAAATTATACAACGATTGATGCCAATACAACATCTGTAAATGCTGCGGCAAATACCATTCTTGTTGGTTCTGCAAATACACTTTATCCTGTAGGCACATATGTTTATTATTCAGTCCCTGCAGGGAATACGGCAATACCTTCCCTCACTGCAAATAGTTATTATTATGTTACTTTTGCAAATTCATCTGCTCTTGCACTTTCATCTTCTCTAGGTGGCGCTAATATTGCACTTACACCTTCTGGTACTTCTCATGAAATACATTCA